CTTTGTAAACCCTCATTGGGTATGTGGATTGGTACAACCCATTGTTAATACACCTTTCATCTAGACAAGTACTGCACATCACTTTCTTCGAACACTTTGATGAACAATCGAACAATGTACTCACCGATGGTGGACAATGTGGACATACCCACTTTCTGGCACTGACGGGAACTTCTAATCTCTCTTCATCAATGTGGATCTCATCAATGCCTTTTTGCCCATATCCAAGAATGACTTTAGCATGTACTCCGTAATCAACCAATTTTGCTCGAAAAACTGCAGACTCCACAATTCTGTCAATATCCTCAATGAATGCTTTGAAATCAATGAACCCTTCCTCCCATCTGGGTTGATTGGACAATTCAATAGCTGGCAATTCTCTTTTTGTATGGCATTTTGCCAAAGTAATTATTTCATTCCACTTAGCCTTTGGTTTATTTTCGAACTTTATAGTGTTTGGCATCTTTTCAATGCCCAGGACAACACTAATTATATCCCAAACCTTTGAGGCAGTTTTTAGTTCTTTGAATGCTGCGATTCTGTTATATCCAGCATGTTTACTTAACCTTACGATACAACATAGCCTGATCATGATGATTAATCCCATCACAAACAAGTCTGGAAGAGCTATGCAGGTGATAGCATAAGACAAGTACTTTGTTGACAACTTTGATCTCAATTCATTGTCTAGTTCTGTAGTTGAGATTCCTGAAGCTTTACAAAATTTTGGGTAAGCTCGTTCATCAATTCTTGTTGGCACATACATCTCAATATCAACATCATCAAACACAAGTGTTATCAGGCTCATATAATGGCTTAAGAATTCTCTTTTCTGAGTTATTAGTGCAACAGTGACATACTTAGGTCTCCAACCCAAGGATAAAAGGAGCTCCCCCAACATCCTTGCATAATTGTCTACTGCCTCATCAAATGCTTCTTTTTCAGTCAATTGTGGGTTTTTCTGCATCAATAATGTAGCTGCTCTCATCACTTGACTATATTTGAGTTCTACTTTGCTATCATCACCAGCAGCACCAAGGTGTCCATACCTGTTCTGCAAGCAATATGGTTCAATTTTATATTTATCAAGAAACAAAGCAACTGCAGCTGCCATTTTTAGGGAATTATCATCACTAGTGACATTGTCTCCTGATGGCAATGCTCCAGTAACTCTCGCCCTGAAAATGTTTTTATACCTCAACTCTCTCTCAATCAAGATTTTGTATTTTGAATATAGATAGTTGAACTTTATCTCAGAAATATCACTATTATTTTTCAGGTACAGCATCTGTCTACAAATTCTACCAATATCCAACTGATTAGGACATTGTGATCCATCGAAGTCCTGGATGTCTGCTAGCAAATAAATTAGATTTTCATCCCAAGGCTTCAGCATGTGCTCTAGCTCTTGCATGATATCAATACCAATTTTCCATGGTTTCACCCACCTAGTCAAAGCTACAGCATCGTTAAATGGCCCACACACAACACTGTCGGCAACTCTAAGTGGGAATGGAGGTGCTTGCATAAACCTTGTAACTTTCAAACATCTTGTCTGCTGATCTTCAGTTTTAGGTAACAATTCATCCTTAAGGTAAATCTGATACAATTTCATCAAATCAGGGATATTGTCATCGATAGCAAGGATTTTGATAAGTTCTACAGCATACTTACACCAGTATGTGACAACAGATGGGAATACTGTGGTCTTAAGATATTTTTCAGCATTGGTGTGCTTTCCATATTCTCCTATAGTTCCATCAGTCATGAGAGCTTTCCTGACAAAGTGCTCTAGAGGTTTATCTCTATTTTCCATATCTGTGACAAGCTCAATACTCTTCTTCAATAGTTCTTGTTGCATAGAGGCACTAGATTCAGCACCACGAGTAAACAACCGTTTTTTCAAAGCATTCGCAAATCCTTGTTCACTCATATCAGATGGTCCATACATCTTATCAATTTTCAATATTTCTGCAGGCATTGTAAATTCATTTGCAATGTTATAACAAGATCTGTTCACCATACTAATTTCTTTCCCAGCTACTCTTGGATTGGCCATGAATTCAAATGATACATTGTCCGCATGCAATTTATCCCCGATTTTAACTCTCCACCTTGTATCATCACAGTTGTAAACATTACTTGGTTTATGCCATTTGTATGGGTATTGCAATCTTTGGTACCCCAGTCTGTTGTGTAGCCTCATCACTCGTGAGGAGATTGATTTGTTCTTTATGGATTGCAAGAATTTGATAACTATGTTCTCTTTAGGTCCTAG